CCATCCAGAAGTCATTCAGGATGATAGTAGCAGAGTATGCTTTCCAAGAGACATGACCACGTTGAGCCAGTGGATCACTATCAGATGGAGTAGGATTAACTACCATAGGTGTAACAGAGTTCTCTCCCTTAAGAGGAACAAGACCGTAGGCATCCCGACCAAAAATAAGTACAGGATAAACATCAGCAGCAGAACTTGTTTCCAGTACGTTAGTACCAGAAGCAGCACCACCACCAGCCCAAGGCTCTATGATAGTAGAGCATACAAACCGAACATGCTCAATCTTACCAACTTCATTTTCCCATGCTGGCATTCCACCATATTTCTCTACAGGAACAAAACCAGAGATATTTCTCAGGTCAGGTTCCAAGTCAGGATGACACACAGCTACGTATGCAGGAGCAATAGCTTCTGTTCCGTAAGCAGGAGTCGATTTGACCATAGAAGTAATTGGTTTAGCCAACTGCCGTTTAAGTACACGAACAGCCTGACGAATATCATTCAGAGAGATAACGGAATTGACCGATGCACGGGCAGCACCGTTAGCATAGATAACATTCGTTCCAGCTTTCAGCACGTTAAAACGGGCTGTCTCAAGGATAATAGCAGCCTGTTCACCAAGAATGGCAACAGCTTCCTTGAGGATATCGTCTTCATGGGTATCCATGATAACATCAGAAATGGTAACACGATCACCATACTGTACCAGAGTAGCAGTATAGTCTGTGCTTTCCAGTTTGGTTCCATCAGGAGTTACACCTTCAGTAAGGGTTTTCTCAGATGGAGAAAAGTTGTCCTGTGAATCAGTCTGAAAGTAAGCAAACGGACTGAATGTAGCAGAACTCATAGACAGGTAATACCGTCTAAACTTTATAGTTTTTGTACTTCTTCGGGGGAGAGGTTTGGCCTGACCGAACTTCTCAAATACCAGATAAGGCATACCCCTTTCTAAAAGATCGACCACTACGAAAGCAGCAGTACGTGGACTTAGATCACCATAAGTATTTAGTGTAGACATATTTGTTCTCCTTAATATATGTAACTAACACTATCGAAATCTTTATGTTTTGGCAGAAGATGCTTCAGCAAAGGCTGAACTAAAATCGTTCTCATCTGGCCCCTCATCCACATCAGTATTGATAGGAGTATTATCTCCACCAACACTCACCATATTGTCTAACTTAGACGACTTCTTAGACTTCTCGTTGTTAGTTCCTTTTGATTTTGTTTTCCAACCAGTAGATTGTTTGAAGTCACTAAAGAGGTCTATTACTTCCTGTGTATTGCCTTCTTGATAAATATGCATCAGGTGGCCCTGAAGGTGTGAGGGTTGTCTCTTAATCCAAGCAACCACATAGTTACCATCTACCAATAATGGAGCATCCTTATGTGCTTTTAAAATTTCTCGTTGATGATCGGTTATTTCCCGTTCCTCAATTCGTTCTTCTATCTCCACAATCTTATGCTCGATTGGTGTAGTATCTATACGATTCTGATTAAGTTGATCCAACACAACTTCTCTGGCTATAGCTGTTGCAATAATAGTCATTGCCTTATGTAGATCCGGGTACTCAGAAGGGAATTCTTTCATTAACTCTGCATCGGATGCATCCAAATCTATATTCAGAGTTTTAGAATTAGCCTTGGCAGCTTCTAACTGCTCTATGAGTTTGTCCTTCTCTTCTTCTGCTGACTTAGCCTTCTCGTTGGCAGCACGTATACGACCTTCCCAAGACTTTGTACGTTGGACTTCCTTCTCATACAAAGCCTTATAATCTGTATCATCTTCATTATATGATTCCAGATCTTTTACTATCTCTTCATTAGGATCAGTTTGATCTTCTTGATTATCTTCTTTATTATTTTCTTCTTCTGTATCAACTTTGTCCGTATTCTCTACGGGGGCTGGTTCAGAAGGTTTTCCTTCTAAAGCATCTGAAAATGCACTATCAAATTCTTCATCGGGAGTCTTTATATTTTCTTAGTACTTCTCAGCAATATCTGCCATGTTGTCTCCTTCGGGCTATCAAGTAGTATCCGATATAAGTTGCCCTCTATTGAATTATTCTTCGTTTAGGATAGAGATCATCAATCATCTTCCTAACTTCTCTTGCTGCACCTTGCAATCGTGCAGTTTCCATAGTATCCTGTGTATCAATCAGAAGCAAAACAATATCTGATAATTTTGATTCAAGAATCCGATGTATCAGGCTGTAATACTCTGTACCAGAATACTCTCTTAATTCTTGGAGTAGTTTATTATACCCCTGCCCTCTCACCATACATAACCTCCATTAACTGCTGTAATTGCTGTATGTCTATATGACCACCAGACACAGCTTTAAGTACTTCTGTTCTCTCTGCTGTCTTCTGTTGATGTGCAGCTTGCTGTTGTCTCATTTGCTGTTCTGCCTGAAGCTGCTCTTTAGACTTAGTTAATGATTCTAATTCTAATGAATCAGTTAAGATATCATTTACCTTCTTAAGATCCAATGACTGAATCAATTCAGGAAATGAACTAATTACTTGTAGATATCTTACAAGTGTTTCCAGTTTTACTTCTTTAGCTATAAGGCTTGATGTTCCTTTAGCTACTACATTAAAGTCTCCTTTAATGTTTTCTTTGGGGTTAAATTCCATGTTCCAGAAGTAATGAGCTTTAATGTATGGTTTAGTTACTCCATCATCAAAGTTTTTAATCTGGTCTTTCAGTGTGATATTAACAGAACCCATTAACATACTAAGTCCCGTAGCTGTTTGACCAGCACCCTTCATCTGAGATTGTTCACCCCACATATACCGTGGTATAGTAGTTACCTCATCTCCCATCTGAACGAACTGATTAAGCATACCTAAGAACTCATTAGTATAGGCTCGTTGGTTCTGAATCCTGATAGCTTGCTGACCAGCTTCCGGGCCAGTACCCACACGTTGAAATACTCTGAATGGGTAGATATCAAATGGATCTTCTCCTTCAGCCAGTAGATCAATGTTAGCTTCGATGATAGGGCCAGCACTAATAGCTGCATTATCAAGTAATGCTCTAACTGAAGCATTAGCTAACTCTTGTGGATCTCTCATAATAGAGGGTATACCTTCACCAAATAAGTTAGTCTCATCCTTATCAAAGTAGTAGAAGTGATATGGTAAATCAACACCTTCTATTGGTGATAGTATAGCTTTAATAACTAATGGGCCAAGCATCCATACATTGGCTGCTACTTCCACATCTTTCATACTATCAGGTATATTAACTCCGTAATCTTTCAGTTTAGAAGCATTGACGTATCCCCAAAATTCAATTAGGTTGTACTTATTATGTAGTCTTGCTACACTATATCCTTGAGGATCACCTTCATTCTTTGCTGATGGACTGATACGATTATCAGAGGTTATATTTCTTATCCATGTTTCATGATTCTCATACTTAGCATCTCCATCAGGATTCTCCTGTAGATATGCCATGATAGCATCACCCCTAAAGTCAGGTCGATCAGCTAACTTCTGTACTTTATTACGAGACATCATATATCGTTGAAATACATAAGAACAATTGTCAAACTCAACAGCAGACATATCAGGATAAATATCCCATACCGGAACAAACTCACAGTACGGAATCATCTTCTCCATCTTTAATACTTTCCATTCAGGTTTAGCTTCAGGATTCTCATTAGGTACTTGACTCCATCGTTTATATGTCTTCTTTGTTACCAATGGGCCTTTAAGAATACCAGTACCATATAAGTTACCTGAGTGTAATACCTTACGTATAGTAGACCTATATTTAATTTCAGCTAATTGATCATCTATTTCTCTTTCCATATTATCGGATTTAGTCTTAGAATCAACTGATATAATTTCATCTACCATCTCAGGTGTAACTGTTACATCCGGTGGGGCTTGCTGTTGTATCTGAGTCATGAGATTCATTCTCATGTCTTCATCTATCTCAGGAATAGGAGTGGGTTCAATACCCCAATTCTTTTCCTTACCAGAAGGAAAGAGTATATCCCCAAGTCTTGCATCAATTGTTTTAACTTTAGTACGTGTTAATCGTAAGTATGCCTTAGATCTTTTAGGATGAATTCTTCCCTTGATATAGGGATCATACTCCCCACGGTACTGTCTAAGATCTTGTAACCATCGTGTCTCAATTGCCATTCGATT